GCCAGCCCCCATAAACTTACTTAGACATAACCGCGCCCCGTGTCCAATCACTACCGCAGGGCAGACCGCAGACCGCGCAGAAACCGACCCCCCCTTGTTGAATCTGACCTTACTGGTCCCTGTACTCCCCAACAAAAAATATTTGCTAAAGTGAAGCTGAAAGTGGCTCTGAACAGGACTTTTACCGTGTGTGATGAAAGTCACAGAAATAAAACGGGAAATACGTTAAATTTCCTGCCTTATATACAGTAGGGGAGCAAAGCGGGGAAGACCTTTGCGACCCGTTCGGTTGGCCTCTTGCGAGGCCCCTAGGCCGAGTACTGACTTACCCCTCAGTTCGCTGTGGCTCCTTCGGGCGCTAAGCCCGACCAGTGCAGCTAGCGGCGCTATTTAGTCGGGTGGGGTCTATCTAAATATTAGATCCGATAAATTACTCAGCCCGATAATAAAATCAATTCCGGCCCGCCGGTCCTAGGAGTCTAATGGCTGACAACTCAGCTGACATTGCCAAGAGAGTAATCCTCGGCGCTGTTGCAGAAGGTATGACCGTTGAGGCAGCAACTGCCTCGGCTGGCAAGTCCATCAAGACTTATGAGTATTACCGTCGCACGGATAAGGTCTTTGCGGATAAAGTAGATCGAACCCGCCTAGGTCTTAAGGATAAGCAGTTTGCATCCGGTGACGTACACGACCTAACCTTTGCAGAGTTCCGCGAAAAGTTCCTCCATAGTCGCACCTTTGCTCACCAGCAGAATATTGTGGATGTAATCGAAGGCAGAGAACCAGGGTGGCTACACCCCAGTATGAAATTTGAACCAGGACTTGCGGCCAACCGCGTCCTGATAAATATCCCGCCCAACCACGCCAAATCCATCACAATCACGGTGGACTACGTTACGTGGCAGGTTTGTAGGAATCCTAACTTTCGAGTACTGATAGTCTCCCAAACGCAGCAGTTAGCTGCCGACTTTCTCTACGCCATCAAGCAACGTCTGACGCATCCAATGTATCAAGATCTACAGACTGCGTATGCTGCTGGCGTAGGGTTTAATTCCAAGTCTGCCTCGTGGCAGGCTACCCGCGTTACCTTTGGTGATGAACTTCGTGAGTCATCTGAAAAGGACCCGAACATCGAAGCCGTTGGTATCGGTGGTCAGATCTACGGTAAGCGTGCAGATATGATTATTGTAGATGACGCAGTCACCTTAAAGAACGCCAATGAGTTTGAAAAGCAGATCCGCTGGTTAACCCAGGATGTGCGATCCCGTCTTAACCCTACGGGCAAACTGATTGTTATCGGAACTCGTGTGGCATCTGTGGACCTATACCGCGAGCTACGCTCTGAGGACCGCTATCCTGGTGGTCAGGTTCCTTGGAAGTATCTAGCGATGCCGGCCCTGCTCACAGCAGATGAAGACCCTGACAAGTGGGAAACCTTGTGGCCTTTCTCAGATGCCCCATTTGATGGACAGTTAGAATCTGATAAGAACGATGAGGGCCTCTACCCTCGCTGGTCTGGACGTAACCTTTACAACGAACGCCAAGCGATGGATGCAAGTACCTGGGCTTTGGTATATCAGCAGCAAGACGTTTCTGAAAACGCTGCCTTTGATCCCGTCTGTGTTAAGGGATCTATTGACGGTATGCGTAAGGCAGGCAACTTAGTTGCCGGTCACCCAGGACATCCTAGAGACTTAAACGGCTTTACTTATATCTGTGGACTAGACCCTGCAATGATCGGTGATACTGCAGCTATCTGCTATGCCATTGACCGATCAACGAGCAAGAGGTACATAGTAGATGCTATCAAGATTAGCCGTCCGTCTCCAGCCGATATCCGTAATCTTATTTTTGATTGGACATCCCTCTACTCCCCCTCAGAGTGGATCGTCGAGAAAAACGCCTTCCAATCCTTCCTAACGCAGGACGAAGGTATCCGTATGCACTTGGCTTCTCGCGGAGTCCAGTTCAAGGAACACCATACTGGTTCTAACAAGTGGGATGCCGGCTTCGGTGTGGCATCTATGTCTACCCTCTTTGGTACTAAGCAGTTTGATGGTAAGCACCATCGAGATAACTTAATACATCTGCCAAGCGATCAGACCGAGAATGTCAAGGCTTTGATCGAGCAGTTAATTACCTGGACTCCAACGACTAAGGGTAAGACCGATATGGTGATGGCTTTGTGGTTCTGTGAGATCCGAGCACGTGAGATGCTCAACTACGGAAAGTATGCAACCCACCATATGAAAAACCCATTCCTATCTCGCCAAGAGATAGGCAAGCGAACAGTTATCAATCTGGAAGAAGCGTTCGCAGAACAAAACAAAATGAGAGTAATTTAGGAGATAACATTGTTATCAGTCAAAGAGATTGACGCGAAACTATCGCGGCTACGTACGCGCTCATCAGCGCGTGACCAACGTATGCGTGATGTGCTTTCGGTGCGTCAAGGAGATATCTCCAAAGTATTCCCATCAATGTTCTCAGAGGACTATCCAAAGCCTCTCGTTGCCAACTTCATTGACGTAGCAGCTCGTGACCTAGCAGAGGCAATGGCACCACTGCCATCCTTTAACTGTTCAGCAACCAATATGGTTTCCGATACAGCACGTAAGGCTGCAGATACTCGTACCCGTATCGCAAACTTCTATGTAACCAACTCTGATCTACAACTTCAGATGTACACCGCAGCAGATTGGTATAACACATACGGTCTTGGTGTTGGTATGGTTGAGATGGATTATGATGATAACAATCCTCGTATCCGTATGCTCAACCCATTTGGTACATACCCAGAGTTAGACCGCTATGGTCGAGTACTATCGGTCACACAGGTTATTGTTACAGATGCAGAGACGCTAGCATCACAATACCCAGAGTTCTACGACCAGATCCTAGGTCGCAATCAGTATCAACTATCTTCGCCTTATATCTCAATGGTCAAGTACCACGATAAGGATCAGGACGTGCTCTACCTACCAGAGCGTAAGAACCTAGTTCTATCTAGCACACCTAACGTATTGGGCAAGGCAATGGCATCTGTCATTATGCGTGCCTCTCTTGACGGAGAAGCACGTGGTCAGTTTGATGATGTGCTCTCAGTACAACTTGCTCGTGCTCGTTTTGCTATCTTGCAGATCCAAGCGGCTGAGAAATCTATCCAAGCACCTATTGCTATTCCACAGGATGTGCAGGAGTTAGCCCTTGGACCAGATGCAATTATGCGTTCTGCTAATCCGCAAGGCATCCGTCGTGTACCACTAGAACTACCACCTGGAGTCTTTACAGAATCCGGTGTTCTTGAGCGTGAACTACGTATGGGTGCTCGTTACCCAGAGTCTCGCTCAGGTAACATTGACGCATCTGTTGTTACAGGTCGTGGAGTTCAAGCACTACAGGCTGGCTTTGATACACAGATCAAGGCAGCACAAGCACAGTTTGCTCGTATGTTCCAAGAACTTACTGCTATCTGCTTTGAAGCAGATGAGAAGATCTTTGGTGGTATTCCAAAGACAATCAAGGGTTCAGATGATGGAACACCTTATGTGCTCAAGTACATCCCATCACGTGACATTAAGGGTGAATACGGCGTAGATGTCCGTTACGGAATTATGTCTGGTATGGACCCTAACCGTGCCATCATTGCTTTACTACAGATGCGTTCAGATAAACTCGTATCACGTGACTATGTACGTCGTGAGATCCCGATGGATCTTAACGTGACACAGGAGGAACAACGTGTTGATATTGAAGAAATGCGTGACTCTCTGCGCGTTGCTGTTGCTCAGTACGCTCAGGCGATACCGGCACTCGCGGCGCAAGGCCAAGACCCTTCAGAGATTATCGGGCGTATCGCAGCTGTTATCCAAGGTCGCCAAAAGGGACAAGCCCTAGAGAACGTGATCGAAAAAGCGTTTATGCCAGAACCAGCACCAACCCCAGAGATGCCACCTATGGCACCAGGTATGGAGCAACAGATTCCAGCAGCAGGTGTGGCCCCCGCCCCTGCCTCGCAGCAACCTCCACAAACACAAGCTGGTTCGGCCCCTGCTGCTGGTCAACGTCCAGATATAGCACAACTACTCGCTGGTATCACCGGCGCAGCATAAGTGAGGGAGGTGTAAATATGAATAAAGGATCACGCGCAGCAGCGCCAATGTCAAAGCCTGTCGAGGGCAAGAAGGATACCTCTAAGCCAGCAGGACCAGGCAAGGTAGTACCATCAATGATGCCAGCAGGTCGTAGAGGAACAGCAGCAAAAAAGGGTTAATTATTTTGATGGAAGGTGTATAGGGTGATGGATAATAATAAAATACGTCGCCCTATACGCCCTTCTGATTTCTTAGTAATAGCTACAGAGACTGCATATAACTTATCGCAGGTAGCAACAGGATTTTTTGAATCATTATATGAATTAAGCATTTACCATTCTAACCAAAAGACTGAAACTAATCAGGCTTGGGAACAGATGGCGCAAGACCTAGAGACTTTAGAGGAGGACCGATGACAACAGCACCAATGAATCCATTGGCTGGCCCAGCAGGTCCTGGCAAATATGCCACGCGTAC